CTCCAAAGGTTGTTTAAAAATATCCGGCAAGGGGCTGCCGTCCGACAACACCACCGCCTCCGTCTCACTGTCCACGCCGACGGCGGTAAACGACACCTCGCGGATGGTGCAGCGGCGCAAAATCACAGCAGGCCCCGTTACCTCGTTGCCGTTGACGGACAATACCGCGCCCGCCGCCAGCTCCTCGTAGGATTCCGCTTGTGCGTAAACCGACATTTCCCACGGAAAGCCTTGGTCGGCTGCTTCGGCGATCTGCGTGCCAAACTCGTTGGACAACAGACTGCCCTCGGCAATCAGACCGTCCGCCGTTACCGACAGGCTGCACACGCCCGCCATTTTCAGCGGCGAATGCTCCAGCAGGACGGGGACGGACGCTTTGTGCGACAGTTCCGCCAAATCGACGACGGTTGGATAACCGCCGTAGCCGAACGGCTTGCCCGAGTTGGCGACGCCTTTAAAGGTACGCACATCATCCGCACGGGTCGCCAAGGCAACCGGCAGCGCGGCGGACAATTTGATATTGAGGGGTGATGTTTTCGTATTCATAGCCGCCATTGTGCAACGCATGACGGCAAACAGACGGCGGCATGACTTCACTTTGCTGCCCGAAATGAAAAAGGCCGCCCGAAACCGTATTTCAGGTTTCAGACGACCTTTTGGAGGATATTTCAAAATGCAGACGGCAGCGGTTTAAAAAAACGTTTCAGGGGGCTTTTAGGGCTGCGTCAGATTGCATTTAAACTCTCGGATATATCTTTGCCTATCCTGACCGATAAAACGCGCTAAAACGCGAAATTTGGGCGGTTATGAAAAAAGGTCGTCTGAAACGGTTTCAGACGACCTTCGGGTTATACAGGTTTAAATCTCGGATCAGCTTCAAGCGCGGCTTTTAAATCGGACTTGTACGGCTTAATCCACTCGGACTTTTCAGCAGCCTCAAGTATCCATCCGCGCACACGGGCGAATGCCGCAGCGGACAAATCCGCAATCGAAAATACGCAGCCCGAAAACTCGCCCTGCATTTGTTCGGCTGCTTCCTTGTCGATTTCGGCAAGACGCGGGTACAGATAGTCCAACAATTCGGACGGGGCGGTTTTCCCGCCTAAAAATACTTTTACCTCGCGGCTGACATACAGTTCAGACGGCATGACTTACTCCGATATTTTTACCAATAAGCGGACTTTATCCCGCTGTTCTTTCGGCAATGATAACACATACTGCAACAATTTATGCCGGTTCGCCGCATTCAGATGGCGTAAATCAAGTGGGACAATATCGGCTTTATCAAAATGTTCCTGAATCTTGTCGACTTTAGTATTCCACGCCCCAGTGGTGTGTGCAAAATAACGGTTCATCAATTCCGCACTGTCAGGATTTTCGGTAAACATAAAATCCAGTTTTACCCATTCTTCGCGGGGCAGGTCGTCTGAAACAATCAGGTAATCGGCTTGACCCTTACCTTTCTCCACAGGCAAATCGAACACTTCCAATCTGTCTCCCGTTTCAGCCTGCCACGCTGCCGCAGCTCTCGCTTCGTGGTCTTTGGTATTGTTGGCAGACTGCTCTTTTGTCAGCCTGCGCACTTCTTTTTCCGACACCTTGTCCGACAAAGCCAACACCGCCACTTTATCAGACGGCACGCTATACCGCTTGTCCAGCCACGCCTCGCGCTCGGCAATCATGGTGGCCAGTGCCTCTTCGCCGTTTTTCTCGCCAAACAGTGCGTCCATCGCGCCCAATCGGTCGCCGTGGTTGTGCGCAAAGCTCGGCGTGATGTCGTCGGGTATCAATACCGTTTTGCCTGTACGCGGATTGGTAAACTCGACCATATCCACATCAGGCTCGCCGCTGATGCCCTCGCGCTCCGCCTGCCGACGGGTCAGGGCGGACACCGAACATTTGCAGCCGTAGCCGTTTGGCGGGAAGATGACTTTCCAAATATCATGGTCAACCGGCAGGACTAAGCCGTAGTAGCGTTTATGGCTGTCGCGCGGATGCCCTGCGGCGGAATGGTTGTAGCGCAAATACGGCAGGGCTTTTTTGTTTGCCTGTATCCGCTGCCACTGCCCCGCCGCAAAGGCGGTTTGCATATTGGTGTTGAAAATGGTTTTCAGACGACGTGTGCTGCCGAGCTGTACCAATTTCGGCTCGCCGTCCAGCGGGTCGGTCATCACTTGCTCGCCCCACCAGCCTTTCGCCATTAAATACGATTTTAAACGCTTTTTAAAATCGGCAAACGCCGTGCCGTTTTTCTGCGCGGATTCGATGGCATCTTTGACTTCGGCGAGCATATCCGCGTCCATCATCTTGGCGACGGTAAAGGCAAGGCTGTGTTGATACAGCCAAACGTCGTAATGCGAAAACCCGGGCAGGATTTTCTTGGCTTTGAAATGCTCGAAGGCGGCTTTATCGACCAGCCCCGCGAAGTTGTATTCAATCCCGTCCATCGTCCGCTCCGTCAGCCCAAGCCGAAAGGCCGTCTGAAACCAAACGCTGAATTAAGAGATTGTCGCCCTTGTTCAAATCAAGTTCGGACAATTTCGCCTCAAATTCGGCGTAGTCTTTGCAGCTTTCCAACAAACCCAACACCGCTTCCATCTTCGGGCGGGCGATTGCCTGCTCCGCCATATCGGGCGCATTATGGGCAAGACCGTCAGACAGGCGCAGGCTGAATTTGGCGGGCGCAGGGTTTTCAGACGACGTTTTCGGATCGCGCAGCTCGAAATGCTCCGGCTCGAAGCCCAAGATGTCGCGGTAGTAGGTTTCGGTCAACACGAGCTGCCCCGTATCCATATACATCTTGTCGCGTTCGGCGCGGGTTTTATCGACCTTGATTTCATCCTCAAACTCAAACCACACGCCTTTGGGCGCGTTAATGGTCTTTCCGTAGGCGTTGTTGACCATTACAAGCGCGTCGATAAAGTGCTGTGCAGCGCGGGAGAGCAGAGCGAGATACGCGCCGATGCGCTCGTCGCGGTTGTTTTCTTCGGTTTCTTGGCTGGCGCGGCTGGCGGTCTCCAAGTCGCTGGTTTTGACCTTGCCCAGCAGCGTTTTTTGGATACGCGCATTGGCGAGGTTTTCCAGACGGCGGAATGCCTGACCGTCCGCGCTGTTTTGCAGCATCATCACATCGTCCTCGCGGTCGATACTCAATGCGCCGCCGGAGACAAAGCGGTAAAAACGGCTCATAAATCCGTTGTGGTCGTCCTCGCTGTTGGCTTGGATTTTGGCAATCAGATAGGGCTGGGCGTAGCGCGTGATGAATTGCGCGGCATAGACAAATCCTTTTTTACGCAACGCAACGGGCGCATACAGCCGCGCCGCCGCCATTTCGCCCGCAGGATTGGTCGATGTCGCGCGATGGGTGATAAAGAGATACAGCACGTCCGTATTGCAGGTTTCCTCACCGCCGCTGCCGCGATACACCAGCGAGCCGTCGCGGTAGGGGATATATTTCGAAAGTTCGCCGCTTTTGTTGCTGATGTGTTTAATCGTCAAAAAGCCGTCGGGTTCGGGCTGATAAACGTACCGACCGACACCATAGCCGCCCAAACGCGCCGTTAAGACGATTTCGGCAAGCGCGGGAAGATGGCGTTTCAGCGTTTTCCACAGGCGGTCTTTATCCTCGTCACTCAAGTCCTCGCCATAGATTCGCCAAGACTTATTGAGCATGGCTGCATGCAAATCCTCCAAACAAGCAGCGACCTCATCGTCGCCCGCTACCGCATCCAATGCCTGCTGTCTGTCCACGCCGAGGCGCGAAAGCAGCGCGTCCGTGCCTTCCATATTCGAAAACAGGCTTTCCAACGCATCTTCAGTCGCGCTCGTCAATGTCTTGATGGCGGTTTTCCGTGTAGCACTTTTAATCAATCCGAACATATTTTTTACTCCAAAGGTCGTCTGAAAACGGTTTCAGACGACCTTAAAATCACATTTCCAACATCGGCGCAGGCAAATCAATCGCCCGCGCCCTGTTTGACACATTGCCCGTCGTTGCCGCCATCCACAGCATATGCAGCGCATCAGGGCCGTCGTCGTGGTCGGCTTTCGGGAAGTGGCGCAACTGGCTGATTAAGGTCTTTTGGTCGGGGTTGAGCAAAATCAGTCCGTTTGCCATGTGCGGCTGCAAAGTCTCAATCCGCAACATCTTGTCCGATGACGGCTTGATACCGCGCACGGGAATATGCACACCCGAACGCGCCCCGCGCTTAATTAACTCGTCCTTGAGAAACTCTTGGAACTGCACCGTCTCCACCACCCACAACACTGGCTTGACCCGCGCCTCTTTTTGGATACGGATCACATCCTCGATAATCAAATCGGGCAGGCGTTTTTTGACTTGGGCGACGGTTACGAACAGACGGCCTGTTGATTTCTGATAACCGCCGACCAAAATCGCCGACGGGTCGCGCCCCGCACCCGCCTTACCCAATGACGGGTCGAGCGCGCCGTAGTACACCAAATCGTCCGGCAACTCCGACCAGTATTTGATGTTTTCGGCAAACGGCGCATCTTCGCCGCTGACCGGGTCGTTTTGGTACTCGCTGTCAAACGTCGCATGGCCGTCGCGGGCGCGGATTTTCATCAGCGCAAGTACGCCGCGAGCCGCCCAAGAAGTGACCGCGCCACGCTCCATCTCATCTTTGTGCGCCTGATAAAACGCTTCGGCTACCTCCGCGCCGTCGTTGCGGTACAGCTCCTCCCACCTGTCCCACAAGTCCATGCGGTCAGGCCATTCGAGCATGGCTTTAAACTTGGTCGCGTGCCAAAACGGGTTGTTCAACGTTCGGTTCAGCACACTGTCGTAGTGCAGGATGGTGCCGATATAAATCACGTCAAACTTCTGCCCCGCGCCACCCAAGGCGAGGACGGCTTTTTTCAGCCAAGTTTCGAGTTTGTCGCGTTGCTCGGGGTTGCGCACCTGTTCGTCGTTCTCGATATCGTCGAGGACGGCGAGGTCGGGGCGGTATGGGCCGTGGCGCAGACCGCGCAACTTTTTGCCACTGCCCGCCACTTGGATTTTGACTTCGTTTGCCGTTACCGCAGTCCCCGCCTGCCAAACGCGACCCTGTCCGCAAGCCTCCGGAAAGTCGGTTTTAAGGCGCGGGTTGAACTCAAGTTCCGCCTTGATTGCCTCCAGCATGGGATAGGCTTGGTCGATACTGTCCATCACTATGACCGCGTAATGCTTGCGCCCCGTTACCACGCACCAAAGCGTAAACAGTTGCGTAACCAGCGTCGATTTCGCCTCGCCGCGCGGGGCGGCGGTTGCCTCATTGATGCCTTCAGACGACCTCAAGATTTCGGGCAGCCGGGAAAATAAAAACTTGTGCAGCAGCGACTTTTCGGGCGAGCGGACATAGTGCGGGAAATAGGTATTGACGAAATACTCGTAACCGTTGACCGGGTCTAATACCTTCGCCCGACGCTCGGCAATGGCGGCAGTCGACGCGTCGAAGCCGTCCACCTCTGCCTCAATGATTTGGCGGAGTTGGGCGGCGTATTCGGCAAGCGACTTTAAAAACTCTTTTGACTTCATGTTTTAATCGTAATAGTGGACAACCGGCTTTTTCAGCGGCTCGGGGTTAACCATGAAACAAAAGGGCAGCGGCTCTCCCGTTTTCATTTCGTTCATGGACGACATAAAGTAAAAAAACTGGTCGGCGAGCCAAAACAACGGCTCCAGCTTATAGCGCGGCGCAACTGCCGGCACTTCGCTATCCCAATCTGCAATCCAAATCGGGCAAAATAAAAACCAGCCTTTATGTGTGTATTCAACTTTTTGCATATCGTTTACCTGTATTTCTTTTCAATTTCCACGCCCAGCGGTTCGACCAACTCGACATAAGCCTGCAAGTGTTGCGGGTATCGCTCCTTGACCACTTCGCCGAACAATTCCAACACCTCAATCGCCGTCGCCAGTTTTGACGTTTCCGGCATCACTTTGGCGTTTGCCGCCACGGTCTTGGTAAACGCATCCGACAGACTCGCCAACAATTTGGCGC